AGCCGAAGGGCTGGACAGAGCAAAGGCTGTCCAGTCCAGATATAAACCAGCCCAACGGGGCGGATTAACAGCCAGGCGGCAAACGCCGCCGGCGAATATAACCGGCAAGGACGCCGACATGACAATAAAACACACCTCATCCCTTCCACCTCACAAACACCATGCCTAACATCAGAGACGAACACACCGTCCGCGCCATAGCAAGAGCATACCTCGAAAACAATCGGAATAAGAGCCGCGCCCTCCTGTCATGCGGATATTCGCCAAACTATGCCCTTAAGGGCGGCCGTGGTATGAACGTGGTGTTCAATAATGACCGAATAAAAGCCGAAATAAGCCGCCTGGAGGCCGAAAATAGGGCAAAACAAGGCGCACCAACCGCCGACGAGCTCGCCGCGCAGTATGATGAGGTGCGCGATGCAGCTATGGCGAAAGGGCAATACGGCGCTGCTGTGGCGGCTATTACAGGACGTGCAAGGCTGTTCGGGCTGGATAAGGACGCTTCTGCCGATGAACCGGAGCGTAGGCGTTTGGCGGATGCCGAGGTTGTGGAGGCCAGGCGTATAGCGAGGATCAGGCTATTGGAGGCTGGATAATGGCACGATGTTTGAACTGCGGAATTGAGATTGAGGGCAGGGGCCGGACGTGCTCTGCCCGGTGTCGTGTGGCGTGGTCGCGGAAGTGTAACACTGTAACAGGCGAAAGTGTAACACCGGCAAGTGTAACACCTGGTCCTGTTACACCTGCGATCGAGGGCTGGGCTGGCCATGACTGCCAGTGCCGTCACTGCCGGGCGAACAGGACCAACGGAGGCAAGCACGCGATCAACCATGGTCCCGCACGTCCGGCGTGGGCACTGGGGCAGGGCGAGCTGAACCGCCAGGCCCTGCCCGGCGATCCGGACTACACAGGCTGCGCACTGGTGCGCACCTCGGAGGGATGTTAAAATGGGCAAAATAAGCACCCCCTTGACCCCCCAAGCCGCCGAGGCCGCGAGCGATATTCTCTCCCCCTCTTTTTTTCTGCCCCGGGTAAAGTGCCAGCAAATAGTAGTTTGTGGTGTTGTGTTAATTTGCCAACATTAGGTATAATGTGGTTATTTGTATTATTTTGTTTTTTGTTGTTTTTGTTTTTGTTGTGGTATGACTTGAGTGGTTGAGTTAGGTCCATCTGACATAGCTGCTGTTGACTGTGGTTACTGGGCGAATTTACGTCAGGTTCGTTTACAGAGTGGTGCTTTTACGTTCCACGATCACGAGTACCAGGTTGAGCCGATGAGTGGGATGGAGCGTCGTCGTTGTGTTATGAAGGCGACGCAGGGCGGGTTTACGGAATTGGAGGTATTAAGCAGTTTATGGGGCATGTTGTATGGTCATTATCCTCAGGGGGTATTGTATTTATTTCCTACGAGTGATGATGTTAATGAGTTCAGCAAGAGTCGATTTAATCCGTTGATTACTGACAATCGCACGAGCATAGGCAGGTATGTTAAGAGTGGCGGCAAGGGCACGGACACGGCGAGTTTGAAGAAGATACGGGATTCGTTTTTGTATTTACGTGGGGCGAGGTTGAGTCAGAAGATATCTGACATAAACGAGTCGAGCAAGTTGAAGAGTATACCTGTTGACCGTGTGGTATTTGACGAGGTTGACCACATGGACGATGAGGTGGTGAGCAAGGCATTGGGTCGGATGGGTCACAGCAAGGTCAAGCAGGAGCGTTATTTGAGCAATCCGATAGTACCTGGCGAGGGGATAGATCGGTTATTTCAGAAGTCTGACCAGCGTCATTGGTTTCGGCTGTGTGGTTGTGGTCATTGGACGTGTGCGGAGTTGGAGTTTCCTGAGTGTGTGAAGGTTCGCAAGGATGGTACTGGTTACATAGCCTGCGGCAAGTGTGGCGAGCCTGTACCGGTATGGTCTGGTCCTGATACTGGCAAGTGGGTTCCTCAGGTTCCGTCTAACAGTGATTACATGTATGGTTATCGTTGGAGTCAGTTGAGCAGTTCGTTCAACGATCCTGCGGAGATATTGGCTGATTTTGCGAACCCTCCGGACGGCAATTTGGCGGATGTTTACCGGTTAAGGTTAGGTTTGCCTTATATTCCGGCGGAGGATCGGTTGACTGTTAGCCAGGTTTACGATTGTTGTTGCAATGACGAGCAGAGCGTATCCCATCCTGGTCCGTGTGCTATGGGCGTTGACGTTGGGATAGTCAAGCATGTTGTTATTGGCACCAGGAGCAGTGATAAGCAGTATGACATATTCAAGGTAGCTGCGGTATCGGAGTGGTCTGATATACATGATTTGGCGAAGAAGTTCAACGTCAAGAGTGCTGTGATTGACATACGGCCCTACCAGGATTCGGCCAAGATGTTTCAGAAGCAGGAGCCGTATTCGGTGTTTTTGTGCGAGTATTCTAACAATCCGGCGTACATGCGGACATGGGACACGAAGTTGGGCGTTGTCAAGGACTATCGCACGGCGTTATTTGATGAGACTCACAGGGTGGTTACTACCCCTGGGATGTTACGGATACCGCGGTTAAGCCCTGCGATAAAGGAGTTTGCGTCTCAGTTATGCGATTCGTACAAGCTTTTGGAGACGAACAAGCGTACAGGTGCTCGTGAGTATCGGTACAAGGGCAGCAACGACCATTACCGCAATGCGTTGAATTATTTCGTTTTGGCTGCTTCTCGATCGAGCATTGCCCGTCGTTCTGGCATTAAGCCGAGGCGTCAGTTGGTGGCTAACAACAGTTACAAGGTGATATAGATGGCTCAGATATTCATACCGGCATTGATAGGCGCTGGCGTTGGAGCTGGTGGCGCTGCGATAACTGGCGGCGACGTTGGCAAGGGCGCGTTATTTGGCGCTGCCGGCGGTGCGATAGGCGGGCCGATTGCCGGCGCCAAGGCTGGTGGCATGTCGGCTACTGGCGGTGCGATAGCTGGCGGTGCGTTGGGTGGTGTGGCCAGTGGGATGTTTACCAAGACGCCTGAGCCGGAATCTCCACCTTCACCTGGCGAGCCTACGCCGCCTGGCGCTACTGCGGACACTGAGGGCGCCCGGGAGTTTGCCCGCCGGCAGGCGCGGAAGCGTAGGGGGCGGAAGGAAACGTTTTTGACCGGCGATTTGACGCCGGCTACGGGCAAGAAGACTGTATTGGGGTAGCTATGGGTGGATCACCATCGAAACCGAGCATTCCTCAGCCGCCTGAGCCTCAGCCTCCTGCGGCGATAGCGCCGTCCGAGGCTGCGGACGTATCGGCGAGGAAGCGCCGGATGCACCGCAGCGGCATAAGGGGCACGTTCCTTACCGGCGAGTTGATACCGGAAACTACTGGTAGAAAGACGGTCTTAGGATGAACGCACAAGACTACATAACCATGTACGACCGCGCCGAGCGGGATGCGGTGAATTTTAGGTCATTGTACCAGAGCGTGGCTGATTTGATGTTTCCGCGGGAGAATAAGATCATCTCTACCCGCGTTGCCGGCGAGGAGAAGGGTTCTGGCGTTATTGATCCGACAGGGATAATGGCGTCGATCGAGATGGCCAGCGGGCTTTCGATTAACCTGTTCCCGCCGGGTCAGAGGTTTTACAACGTTGTGATGGCCGACAAGGCGTTGAATGAGATTGATTCGGTTAAGCGTGTTCTCGGCAAGATCACGGACATATCGCATCAGAAGCGTGCGAACAGCAACTTCATGCTCCAGGCGAATGAGACATTACGTTCGATATCGGTATTTGGGACCGGGTGTTTGTTCAACGAGTGGGTTCCCGGCATAGGGTTAAACTACATTGACTATGACGTAGGCCAGTATCTCATCCGCGAGAACAGTAAGGGCCGCGTGGATACGGTTATGTTCAAGATACCATATACGGTTACCCAGGCCATTGAGGAGTATGGTGATCGTGCGGGCGAGTCTGTGATGGAGATGTACAAAGACCCATCGCGGCATAACGAGCAGTTCTGGTATATCCGGGTAGTCAGGCCAAGGGCTGTACCGAGCAGGTTTGAGATGCCATTTGAGGTTACTGACATAAGCATCAAGGATAAGGTGATAGTTTACGAGGGCGGGTACGAGGAGTTTCCGTATGCGGTTCCGCGTTGGACCAAGTCGAGCGGTGAGGTATGGGGCCGCGGTCAGGGCACGTTTGCCTTGTCGGCTGTTCGCGGGTTACAGACGCTCAAGCGGGACTTGTACGAGTGCGGGAACAAGCACAACAATCCGCCGCTGGAGGTTCTCGAATCGTTTGAGGGCGAGGTGAAAACGTTCCCTGGGGCATTGAATTTTGTCGCCGAGAGAAAGAGCATTGGCGCCATCGAGCAGCAGGCGCTTGGCAATTTCCCGATAACGGTTGACATACTTGAGAATGCCCAAGAAGAGGTCAAGAAATGGTTCTTCAACGACGTATTTGTACAGCTACGCGACCTAAAGGGGGACAGGCGCACAACCTTAGAAATTAGAGAGCGATTGGCAGAGGGTTTGCAGCGGCTTGGTCCCCCGATAGGTCGCCTACAGGAGGAGTGGTTAAGCCCCCTGGTGGCCAGGGATATACTCTTGCTGCTACGTAATGGCGAGTTGCCTCCCTTGCCGCCTGAGATGCACGGCAAGGCGTTCAAGATTGAGTATGTCGGACGGTTGGCGATGGAGCTGAAGAGTCAGCAGGCTCGTGGCTGGCAGCAGTGGGCGGCGACTGGCGCTGAGCTGTCGCAAGTATTCCCGGATGTTATTGATAACATCAACGTTGACAGCGGGTACCGCAGGCTTGGCGAAACCTTGGGCGTAAGCGTTGAGGATATGACCAGTGCCGATGAGCGTGACCAGCTCAGGCAGCAGCGTGCGGCGCAGCAGCAGGCGATGATGCAGACCCAGCTTGCGGCCGAGGCGGGCAAGGCGTACCCAGGCGCCACTAAAGCACCGGAGGAAGGCTCGGCGGCGAAGAAGATAATGGATGCAGTAGGAGTATAGGAAGATGCCGCTTAGTAAAAAGGGCCGAAAGATTAAACGTGCCATGCAAAAGACTTATGGCAAAGAGAAAGGCAAGCGGGTATTTTACGCAAGCCAGAACAAAGGGACAATCAAGGGTACACACAAGAAAAGGAAAAAAAGATGAGTTTGAGAAAGAAGCTAAGGCAACCGGCTGAAGAAACCGCGGATGGCGCCGAGACGATTCAATCGCCGGACACTGTCATCGTAGAAAAAACTGTCGAAGCGAAGCCGAAGAAGAAGCGCAAGAGCAAGAAGGCGAAGCCGAAGAAGAAGCGCAAGAGCAAGAAGGCGAAGGATGGAGCTTAGTCCGGAACAACAACTGGCCTTGGACTTCCAGAAGACGTTTGACACTGACAGTGGCAAGCGGACGTTGGAGCGATTGAGCAAGCTCTGCAAAGAGAACAAGCCGACGTATGTGGACCACAATGCGCTTGGTACGGCGTATAACGAAGGGCAGAGAAGTGTCATGCTGCATATCCGCAGCATGCTTGCCAAGAGTGTGGCCGAAGAACGGCAAAAGGAAGCGATAAGGAGTTAGACATGGCGAAGGTTAGCGTAAGATATCCATGCGGCAGCAAGGTGGCGTTGGGACCGGTAGAAGGTACCGTCACTGCAATCTTTGTTCGCAACCGACACCGTAGTTATGAAATCAGTTTTTTTAATAAGGATGGAACGCCGCAAACTTGCACTGCCGAAGAGCTTGAATTGACACCTTCTGCCGCAGAGAGAAAGTTAGGATTTATAAGGAGTTAGATATGGATGACAATGTGAACAACGACCAAGGACAACAGGATCAGGGCGGTCAGCCCCAAGGAACGCCTCCGCCTGCGGCGATAGTTGGCGCCGACGGCAAGTTCCGCGAGAATTGGCGGGAAGCCTTACCGGAGGATATCCGCGGCGAGAAGGTGTTCGAGCGGGCGAAGGATTGGGAAGGCTTGATGCGCACTACCGCAAGTGCTCAGCGGATGGTTGGCATGGACAAAATCGCAATCCCCAACGCCGAAAGCGGAGATGACGTATGGGATGCATACTATCGTGCTGGTGGTCGGCCGGAAACGGCGGCTGAGTACAACATCCAGCGGCCGGAACAATTCCCGGAGGACCACTGGTCCGACGAGAGGGCCAACGCCTTTGGCGAGATATTCCACAAGATCGGGCTGAACAAAAAGCAGGTGGATACGATCCTTGCGGCGTACCACGAGGATTTGGGCAGGCAGATCACCGGCCGGCAGGATGCTGAGCGGTTGGAGTTGGAGAAGCTACAAGGCGACTTGACCGCCAAGTGGGGCAACCAGTTCGAGTCCAAGAAGCACCAAGGCAATCTTGCCATAGAGCGCGGTGCCGAGGATGCCGAGCACAAGCAGAGGCTTGTGGAAAAATACGGCAATGACCCGGATTTCATACTGTTTGCGTCCAATCTTGGCGCCAAGTACATGGAAGCGTCGGGGTATAAGCCGCAAGGCGCGCCTACGATGAGCACATCTGAGATAGATGCCAAGATATCGGAAGTGATGAGCGGTGAGGCGTTTATGCAGCGCAATCACCCACAACATAAACTTGCAATAGAGAGAGTAAGCCAATTACATAAAGATAAAGCCGCCTTGGCCGGACAACCTGGATAGACCCGGCCAAAGGTTACATATATCGGGACAACCTCTGCAAAGGGAACCCAACCAACCTTGGTTGGAAAGACCCCATCGTGGACAACCTTTCCTACCGCAACAGTTTACGGACATTTTGTTGTGTTAAAGAAAGGGAACCACGATGGCAATCACACTATCGAGCGGCATACCTACATGGTTTATTGACCAGTTTGCCAATACCCTGTACCACGTATGCCAGCAGAAGGAATCGAAATTCGGCATGGCCGTCCGTGTCGAGCCGGTGTTGAACGCTGAGGACAAGGCGTTTGACATGATGAGCAGCCTCAGCCTTGAGGAAAAGACCGGGCGTAACGTCCAGACTCCGACCACTGACCCGACCACTCAGAGACGCTGGGTCAATACCACGCCGTATCACAATGCGGTGCTGTATGACAAGGATGACGATCTTAACATGATCGTTGATCCGACCAGCGACTTTGTGACTGCGTTCAGGCAGGCGGTCAACCGCAAGAAGGATGACATCATCCTTGCTGCGTTCGAGGCAAGCGTTACCAGCGGTCGCAGGGCCGGCAGTTCAATCACCTGGGCCAACCAGGACGGCGACGTGAAGTACACCTCCACCAGCGGCGGGCGGACTATTCCGCACGACTGTTCCGAGGGCAACTGCTCCAGTTCGGACACCGGCATGACCGTAGAGAAGGTCGAGCTAATCAAAGAGTACATGAACATGAACGATGTCGATGAGGACATCCCTCTTTGGTGCGCGATCTCTCCGCGTCAGGCTACGCAACTGTTCGGGCAGGAGGAGTACGTCAACATTGACTATGCCCAGAACAAGCCGCTGGCGACCGGCAGAGTGCTGCGTAACTGGCACGGGCTAAACTGGATCGTATCAACCAAGATCGTCGCTGGTTCGTTAAACGACGTTGACGGCGATACGAGCGTTTACGAGTGCTGGGCATGGGCGCAGGACGGCATAATCCTGGGTGTTCAGGACGCCGTATCCGTCCAGATTTCAGAGCGTAGCGATCTGTCTTACAGCCAGCAGGTGTACGTCCACATGAACATGGGCGCCATGCGGATGGACGAGGATAAAGTTGTCAAGATCGAATGTCAGTAATAATGATGGTACGCCATCAAATAATGGAGAAACCAAATGAGTTATGACAGTTACAATTTCAGTTACCGCAGAAACAAGATCAAGGAGCCTTCGCAGCTATTGACCAGTTGCGACATCTTCACTCCGACCAGCGACCAGAAGTTCATGCTCGGTTGCATCTTGGAGCTGAACGACGGCAGGGCCTTCCGGTACTGCAAGGCCGGTTCTGTGGCCTTGACCCGGGCGCTTATGAACGCCAGTGAAGCTCCGAGCGCCAACGGCCTTGAGATAGTCCAAACCGGCTACACCGGCTCGGTCGGCGATAAGAAGTTCAACATACTTCTTACCACCAGCCATAACTACTCCGATAGCGAGCTTGTTGACGGCTTTCTGTACATGAACAAGAGCGATACCGCCGGTAGTACCGTGGGCGACTATTACGTCATCAAGGACAACAAGATCATCACCGACGACACCGTCATGCAGATCGAGCTTGCCGACGAAACCGGCCTTCGTACCGCTTTTGTGGCTACCGATGAACTCAGCGTCATCAAGAACCCGTTCCGCGATGTCGTGGTCAATCCGACTACGCAGGCGGCGATGGTTGTTGGTGTGAACGTTGTAGACGTGACGGCCGATTACTACTTCTGGGCGCAGTTCAGGGGCATTTGTGCCTTGATCGTTGACGCGAGCGATACAGTGGTCATCGGCGAGCCGATAGGCAAGGCCGGAACCGCGGGGACGGCTGGTGCTGGTGGCTTGATCGCCAACGACGGCACCGACTGCACCTGGGGCACAGTCGTAACCGTCGGTGCTGGGGGCGAGCCGTCACTGGTCAACTTGATGATACCGTAAATTGACGAAAGGAATAAAACCATGAAAACGCTTATTTTATGGGCTGCCATACTAAGCTTGGTGTTTTCTCCTGTCGCCTGGGCCAGACCGATATCCGGTGCGACCACATCGATCAAGATGGGTTCGTTTACCGGCCCTGTCGACGGCGCGGCACAGGATGACAACGTCAAGGCTTCACTGGACCTTGCCCATACAGACCTGGACGCCGGCTTGGCCTACAACGTGGATGTTCTTGGCCTGCTTGGCTTGGGCGGCGTCGCTACCGTTTGGTACGTGGACAGCGCCGAGGCTACCGGCACTGAGGACGGCACCTCGTGGGCTACGGCCACCGATACGCTGGATGAGGCAATCAGCTTGGCTGGTGTTGTGGCCGACGATGCGGATATAATTCTTGTCGCCGCCGGCCACTCTGAAACGCTTACTGCCGCTGATGGCGTCGATTGCGATGTTGCAGGCATAACGATAATCGGGCTTGGCAATGGCGAGAATAGACCGCTGTTCGATTACACCAACGCCAATGGCGAGTTCGTTATCGGGACTGACGATGTCGCGATCCACAACTTGCAGTTTTTGGCCAATGTGACCGATGTTACCACGGCGATAAATGTGGAGACTGGTTCGGAGAACTTTGTTATAGACAACTGTCGGTTCTACGTGGATTCGACTGGTACGGACGAGTTTACCGATGCCATAACCACCACTGCCGACTGTGATAACGGTCGCATTACCAATTGCCGGTTCGAGATGGGCGCCGGTGGTGCCGATGCTGCCATTCAGAATGTGGGCTGTGACTACCTTGAAATCTCTGGCAATATCATAACTGGAGATTACGCGACTGCGTGTATTGAGGACAAGACGACCGCATCTATCTGGGTCACGATCAAGGACAACGTTCTTGTCAACGGCACAGTGGGCGGTGCGGCGGGCCTTAATGCGGTTGCCTGCATTTCATTGAAGGCCGATACCGCCGCGATGATCGTCAATAACAGCGTGGCCTGTAACGTAGCTACGCCGGACTTGTCGATTGTTGCTGCTGACGGTTTCCTGTTTAACAACATTTATAACGAAACCGAAGGCGGCGATAGCGGTGGCCAGTTGGTCGGCACCAGGGCTGGACAGACTTATACGGCCACAAAGACTGCAACGTCTGATGATGACGATCTGTTCGATGTTGACGGCGGGCCTATTCTAATCACCAGCTTTACTGGCGTTGTGACAACTCAGATTGGGGCTGTCGCTAATGCTCTTTCAATTACGCTGGATGCTGATAGCGGCTGGATTGACTCTGACTTCAGTACAGCCGTCGAGCTAAACGGGGATGTGGCTGGGACGCGGTATGTTTTTTCAGATGCCGATGAGTCGGTCTTAACGCCAATATCCGACACCAATGGTAACACCAACTCCATGCGACAGTGGTATTGCGGCGAAGGCATGATTGAGCAGGTCAACGGCGGCGCTGGTACGACCGGTGCGATTAAGTGGTATATGACTTACATACCATTTGATGACGGCACTACTGTGACGCCACAGTAACTTGTTTTTTTGGGTTTGGGGGGCAACCGCCCCCCGGCCCCTTTATTAAGGGCGAGAATAATGGCAACAGGCGACGAAACCATTGTGGAAACAAGCAATACGATTGCTTCAATCCGCAGAAAAAAAGATGATAACGTATGGGAGATAACGGCAACCGCCACCCATGACGCCGACGATACCGGCGACGTGACGCTATCTGTGCCGATAAATGGCATCTTGCAAAAGGTCATTCTTGTCGTGCCGAATTTCACCAATGCGATTACCGGGCAAGTACAGATCAATGACAACGCGGATGTAACCATATTTGACTCTGGCGAGCAGGCTAAAAACGCGACATATACCTTCAATGTATCCGAGCCTCTGTCGGGTACGATTGATATCGTTGTTGGCGTGAGCGGCGCAGCCGGGGGCACGGGCGGTTCCATTGTCGTATATTTGCGGGGTGTATGATGAAATACATACAGCCTCGGCCCAGATATGGGTCCGACTGCGTATTGTATCTTGACTTCGAGCAGGCTCTTACATCAACGCTGGTGCAGGACTTAAGTCCGTATGGCAATCATTCCACGCTTGCCGGCGGGACCGGCACGCCTACGCTGGCCTACCCGGGCGCGTCTTTTGCTGTCG